GTAAATCATAATGTATATATACCAAAGAGGCGGTAGTTGCAGAAGGTATCGAGTACCGTGCATCTATTGCAGACTTACCAGGTACTAAAACCCCGCATCTTTCTTCTCGATATACGTACGGAGCGCCTTTCAAAACAAAAATTTCCTCTATCAATTGAAAGGCAGAATCAATAGATCGTTTATACAAACTGACAACCACCCCAATAGAATCGGTGGTTGATATAGTAAAATTTTTAATATATGCATCATAGTTATAAGGGACAGTGTACATCCCTATTAAACTAACTCCGTTGCCTGCCCTAGACACGCTTTCTGTGTCTATAGACCCCATATTATCTCCTGAGGTCTGTTGTACCGCTTGTATATCGCCTCTATTAGAGTCAAAAGATCCCGCGGTAATGACTGACATTTTATTAACTCTAAGAAATTCTTTTGTAGTAATAATCGAGGTAAGACCATCCAAAATTATTACTTCAGATATTACCGCAAAATTAACATCTAATCCTTCTATAAGTATTGACCTAGCCCCATTACCTGAAGAATTATCCTGTGAATGGTCACTTCTTACAGATAAAAAATCTGGCTCAGTAGGGAATGTATTTCTTTCCCCTGTAAACCCCCAAATACCCGATTGATTTCTAGAAGGGTTTAAAGGATTCGTTACGGCTTTGCCAAATACATGCACTCCTTTTCCCATTGGGATCATTCCCATGGCTAACGGAGCATCTACCATAGAAGTTACATGAGCGATCTCAGAGCTTCGATCCCATAAGATATGCCCTGATCGGTTCTTATCATCCATCGCCTAACAGCCCAGATACTAAATCGGCATTTTGTATACCTAGTTGTTGTAAGATATACATGGCGGCATCTCGTCTCCCTGCCATAAAACCTAATACATTAGGGTCTTCGGGAATAGTAGGAGGCTCAAACACATGACAAAAAGTCAATATGTCTTCTAACACTTCTTTCCCATGAGGAGTGTTAAACGTAGAATTGTACGAGACCTTTGTGCCTTGCATTATTTTATAGCCCCTGATAATGTATCAATTATATTTATATACCTCTCATCTATACCTGCTTTGTCAGAATGAATAGAGAACTCACATCCTTGACCTATATGTATGTCAGCTCCACTAACAGAACGGGAAGAGTTAACATTGATCGCGCATCCTTCTTTTGTCCTTTCATAGCTGTATATAGCCCCTCCAGCCGTAGTCTTGCCTAAAGGCGATATGGAGCAACCCGAAAGAATCAATATAAAAGGGATTAATTTTTTCATTGTAAAGCCTGCTGTACGTTTGCAACATTTAATCCTGCCTCGGAATTAGTCTTGTTAATTTCAGCCTGTTGTGCTTGAGCTTCAGCTTCACTTTGCTGTTGTTGCACTGATTGGAATTCCTCCTCCTCTAATAAGAAATCCGGTCTGACCCCAAACATATCAAACAACCCATCTATAATTTTAGACCCGTCAAATTTCTTAGCCAATACAGGGTCTATAGATAGCAAAGGAGTTGCTAGTTCAAACACTCTTTGGAGAGACCCTGCTTCAAGTTGTTTTTGAGCTTTAGCTATTGGAGAAGTATACTCTATTTCGATTTGCTGCCCTTGTACTCTTGAAGGAGCCTCAGGCAATCGACCTTGCCTTGACAAAACACTGAACACCCTGTCTATAATCGGCCCGAGAGCTTCTGATTGCATCCTTCCTAATACCGGACCGAGAAGCCGCATTGTCTCTTCTGTTCTTTGTAACACTTCGGTAGCAGTCATCTCCGGACCTCTAATGAGCATGAGCTGATCGATAAAGAAGATAGACCGTATACGTTGACGAATTTCATTCATCAACTCAACAGATATAGGAATATTAGCTCCTGTAAACAGGGGCTCGATCCTGTCCTTAGACCCAGCTTTGAAGTAATTTATTCCGCCTGGTATCGTACGTACAGGATTCAGGAATCCTTTATCTGGTGCTTGGAGAGGCGGGCTAATCACAAGCTGGGATGCCTTGATCGTAACCCGCATCATTTCGTTGAGGAGTTTATTGTCTGGTAGGCTTGTAACACCTGGCCCGCGACCATAAACCTCTCCTGCTGTTTTGTAGAACCTGGGAACTGCGTAAGGGAATTCTTCATACCCTGAAACACTGAGGATATGCTTCTCCCCTGTTTCAACAAATATAGAAGAGTACTTCATGTCTACCCCTGTTTCTTCAGTCAAAAACATGGGCTGTACGGCATGGACAACTTCTATTACTTGATCAAATTTCTCATCTTGAAACTTTTTCTTAGTTCCTTCGCTTACTTTATCTAATCCCCATCGCTCTACTAAATTCGCTACAGTCATAGTATTAATGGTTCTAAATACTGTATCTACTGTTCCTTCAGAGTTTTCCGCAATGTACGCTTCTGAAAGAGGGACTGATTTAAACATCAACCCTTGTCGATTTAAAGTCTCGCCAATAAATAATAGCCCTGTGCCAAATACCTCATACCCTAAATACATTTCGTGTATATGTGTAGAGAATGCTGCTTCGGGAGCATTAATGGCATCATTCATTATTCTTTTGACGGCATATAGCCATTCTTTAACATCTCTTTGTTGATTAGCTTCTGAATCTGTAAGTTTTAAATTAAACCATTCAGAAGCAGGATTAGTTAACAGCCCGTTTAGTCCTGCTGCCAGTAGTTCAGATGCATGAGCTGTTGTAGAATCATACATCTTCAGGCCTTTCTTAGTGCCTCTAGTTTCGTCCCCCACGAATTGAGGATGGTTAGGAAACGTCAAATCAGCTATTTCTTGCCAATGAGATTCCCAAGTACCTCTTGTACTTTTTAATTGATGGTATCTTTGTAATACTCGTTTCGTGAGAGACATAATTCTAGTTTCCTAATAAAGACACAGATCCTGTCCTTGCTTCCCCAGGTGCCCCTAATCCAGAAGTCAAAATGGTTTTTCGTCTTCCTAGCCGCCGAAGAGAACGTTTCCGCTCCTGCTCTGCTGCAGCTTGTACTGCAGGGTCTTCCCTAGTTGGGGGTTCCAACGCTTGGGGCAATGGCTCTTCTTTAGGAGCTTTAGGAGCTTTGAACAAAGAAGTAATAGGGCTAATAATTTTCTTAAAAACCTTCTTTACTTTCTTAAACACTTTCTTAAATACTTTAGTAATACCGCCCATTACAATCTTCTCCTGTATATCTGGCCGATTTCTTCATATCCTTTATGTTTATACAGCTTCCCTACCCGCTCATTCCTAATCCCAGAAGTAACTGATAGGATTATATGTTTAGCCCCCCGATCTTCACACCATTTCTCAAAATGTCTAAGAAGTCTTCCCCCCACGTTACGCGGTCTGAAATCTCTTCTAACAAAGAAAAGGCTATCAACACCAATAACATCCCTGCTGAAAACAGGAGTATCGAGATAACCAAACATAAACCCAATAAGTGTGCCTTCACTAAAAGCCAACTCTCCGTAAACTTTACCCTGATACGTTGCCATACGGATAAGGTCTCGTAATTCGTTGTTGTCTTTCTTAAATTCTGAATAGACTTCTGACTCATCTCGAAACACCTGCCCTAAGTTAACAATATCCTGGGTGTCGCTAAGTTTGACTTTCCTATAGCGGATCATAATCATACCCTTGTGCCATAGCTGGCAACTTCCTTGGCTGGTGGGTCTCCACAACGCCATACCCGTGTCCTAGACCTACGCACAAATACTGTAATGCTTCAGCTACATGTGAGTACATATTCTTGTCTGGCTTCTCGGCATAACGCTCTGACCCTGATGTCTGTATCCTTCTATATTTATACCCGCCTGCTAAGGCTTTTCGTAACATCCTGCATTTAGGAGACACGACCAAAGTCGGCCTTCCCGTCATAGTTAGTGTTGTTAAACATCTTGCTACTGCTTCCCGCCGTAACATAAAATCATTCGTAGGAGCCGGGGCTAAATCAATATCCTGGGCGTAGAGTACATCAAACGGAGTCCTCTCATCAACTTGCGACCTCTGTTCTCCAGCCGGATCGCCATACCCGTCTATTGGCAGATTATCATAATTCGATATAATTAGTTTCCTAATCCTACGCCCGAACCGCACTGCTCCCATATCCTCGGTCACTACTTCATCTATACATTGAATCTGTCCGTCCTCCGCTACCTGTGCTATAACACAAGCCGGAGTCAGACCAAAGTCTACTCCTAAATATATTACCCGAGTAGACTCGTGTAAACCTAAATCATGTACGCAATGTAGCGAATCATTATACTCTGGTACGATGACCCTGCCATCTTGGACATAGCCATATTTGCCATGTACGTATACGTTTATCCATTCCTGGTCTTTGCCTGCCATCATTCTTTCATAGTATCTATCTGGCAAGTTCTCTGTGTTCTCTGCTTCTTCAGATAGCCCTGAAGGTTGATGGAATATAGCATGTTCTTCAGGCATCTCCTCTTCAAATAACCTGTAGAACCAATGATCTGAGTCACAAGGGTTTGTATCCAGGATTAACCCATGCCAGGACGCCCCGCCGTCTCTTTTAGAGGGATACCGTCCTAATCTACCTATGACCATATCCATAATTTCTTTCGGGACTTCTCTGGCCTCGTTCATCCAGGCACCAGTCATTTCTAAGGAGAGTAATTTTTTAACATCTGACGGTCTATCTAAAGCGCGGAACAGGACTTCTAAATGTACCTCAGTCCCATCCCCCATCTTTCCCGACAGAGTCCACGTTGCATCTTGAGCTCGGAACAACCCAAGGTCTTTAGGTATCCAATCAAAGAACGTCTTCATTGTAGTATCCGTGAGCTCTCTATACGTGTTCCGTATGATAACCCATCTCGATTTACGAACGCCTTGCTCACTTGGTTCTTGAGCATACGCTTTGGTAATCAATTCCATACAACATGCAACCGACTTACCTGAACCAATCGGCCCGCATAAAGCTCTGATAAAGCTCGGGCTTTGGTGGAAACTACTCATTGTCCTAGACGGAACATACTCGCTCAATACAACTCTCCCAGTAATAGATAAATGATCACCTCCTTTATTAGTGGAGAAGTAAAATTTTTCTATTACACAAAATTATTGCAAATTTTTTAGATAAAGTCAAGTTTAAAATTGTTTGGTATAATTAAGCTTGACTTTTGTGAAGTTTTATGATAAAATTTGTATTTTTAGGAGGAGTGTCAAATATGGTTAATATACGTCAGAAAGGGGCTAAAGCTGAACTTGAATTTTGTAAAAGGTTCGATCCGTTCTTTCCTAACACACTTGAAAGAAACCTGTTACAAACTCGTGAGGGAGGTTCCGATGTTACAGGGTGCTACCCGTTTGTTATAGAAGTTAAAC